CCATGCCATCAATTCAAAAAGACCGCGTTGATCATGCATTAAAAAATTTACCAGATAAAGACTTTATTATGTTTTTAACAGGTGGCATCAAAAATGAAATTATAAATTATCAAGAAAGTGAAGCTAGTGTTATGGCAAATTCATTCAATACTGAACAATATAAAATTATTATTGATGAAAATGCAAAAAATACTGCAGAAAATTTTGTTAATCTTAAAAAATGGATACTATTAAATAAAAATATTAAAAATATTATTATTACAACATCTGCCTTTCATCATAATCGTGCAAGTAAAATATTTAATGGAATTTTTTATGATATTAAAATAAATGTAACTTGGATTTTAGCATCTGCCTCATGTTCTACTTGTTGGGACGATGAAAAAATTCATATTAATAATGTTGAAAAAGATGTACAAAATGCATTAGCATTAGCTTTTATCTAAACTTTCTAATAATTTTAAAAATGTATTTCTTTTGCTTTTCACATTGGGTTTTTTATAAAAAACCCAATAATATGAATAATATATTTTGTACATTACATTTGATTTAATAATTAAATATCTTTTTGTAAAATCTTTATTATGAACTGGTTTAATTAAAAATCCTATTGATTTTAAATTTTCATTTCTATCAATTACTTTTATATGTGAACCTAATGGTATTGATACGATATCACAATTAGATACATATGTATATTCACTTAAACCACTTTTATATGGTTCTTCTAATAATAGATTTTGAATTATGTTCATTACAATTAATAATAAAAAAATAATTGAATATATTTCTATTTAAATATAAATATATACAATTAAATATTATGGAAACTAATATCTGGGCAAACCTCAATGATAACTATAATATTGATGTAATTATTATTGAAAATAATAATTTGAAAAATTTTGTACCTAAAAAAATTAATAAAATTATAAAAACAGAAACGTTTAAACAAGTTGAAACTATAGAAGATTTGCAAAATAATGTATCACAAATAATATCAGAAGATTATCAAACTTTAAATTATCTTCAAATTATAGGAAAACAAACATTAGTTTCATCTTATCTTATTAAATTATTTCGTTCTAGTAGTAATGTTGATATTATTTGGTCTAAATATAGAAAATTTTTAGTTTGGTTGAATGAAACATCTAAATTTATTGTTGAAAAATCAAAACATGCACTTCAATATTTTAAAGTTGATAAAATCTATAGAAGCTCTTATAAATTTTGCAATAAAAAAGATTCCTGTGAAAATTTGTATGGTTTCATTAGTAATAAATCAAGAACAACATCTAAATGTATGGCTGATCATTATGTTCATTATAAACTTGTTAGTGATATTACTAGTGTAATTACTATATTAGATGTTAAAACTGAAAATATTGTTAATGATTTAAGAATTTGTTTGGATACAATTAATTTTGTAATTAATCATATGTATCAAGAACTTAATACTTTTAATATTTATTATAACAAAGAAGAAAATTTTGATATTAATAAATATTATGTTTGTAGTAAAAAAAATAGATTTTAGATTTATTGGTCATCTTGGTCATCTTGGTCATCTTGGTCATCTTGGTCATCTTGTTCATCTTGATTATCTTGGTCATCTTGATTATCTTGGTCATCTTGTTCATCTTGGTCATCTTGGTCATCTTGGTCATCAACATTATTATTTAAATCAATATTAGTATTAAAAATATCATCATATTCTGTTCTAAAATTAATTTTTCTTTCTGGTTTATATTTTAAATATTCATTTAAAATATCTTCTGTATCGTCCCCATCTAATAAATTATTATCTTCCATTTTTTTAAAAATTTTATAATCTTCTATAAATAGAAGAGGTAAATTGTCTTCATTTCTTTCACCCATATTTATTTCATTTTTAATTTTGTAATAAATATCTTTATCTATTTTAAATTTATTTTTAATATTTTCAAATTTATATTTTTTATGAATTAATTTTTGTTTAATTGTTTCATTTTTAATTTTTTCAATAAATAATTTTTCTTCTCTTTTTTTATTTTCTTCTTTAATTTTTTCAAGTTCATCAACCTCATTACTCTTAATTGTATTTAATTTAGCTATTTTTAATTCTAATTCTTTCAAATCTTCTAAAGCTTTATTTATCATATTTTTATCTTTAATAATATGATTTTCTTTAGGGGCAGTATTATGAAAAGTATCTGTTACATTATTTATTTTATTTTTTTCAGTTTCAGTAAAATTCATTGGAATAAATAAATTTAATTCATTTGAATCAATTTCAAAATTATAATTACTAAAATTATTTAATTTTGCAATATAATCTACAATAGAAATACAATAAGCATTAACAATATTTGTATTAATATCAATCAATTTAAAATTAGTATCTAATTTATAAATATTTTGTACAATATTATTTTCATATACTATTATTTGAAAATATGTCGCGATTTCTTTTGGTTTTGAAATATTATCTATTAATTTTGAATATCGCGTATAGTTATAAATAAATTGTAATAGTGTTGAATATGCATTATCTAATGATGAATAAATTCCTATTATTTCCTGAGAATCTCTAAGTATATAATGTATATTATTCATTGATATCATAGTTATACATATCTTTAAACGAATTTTAACGTAAAAAATTGAATATTATATTAATAATATTTAATATAATATAATATTAATGTCATTAGAAAATTTAAACTCTAATAGCAAAAATATTAATAATAAATAAATTAAAAAAAATAGACAAAAATAGCAATGTTAAAGATAATATTAAAGATAATGTTAAATTAGATAATGATAAAAAAAAAGAAAGTATTGAAGAATTAATTTTTAAAAATATTGAAGATTTATTAAAAAATATGGATGGTAATGATAATCATAAAGTTAATAATATTAAAATTTCAAGAATAGATGACTCTTCTAAAATTAATTTTAATAAATTATTTACAGAAAAAAATAATGAAAATGTTAAAACTTTTTTTTTACCATACCCTAGTCCAGAATTAGTTGAAGAAAACGAAATTACGCAAATAAAAGATGATGAATTTATTTTAGATAATAATAAAGAATATTTAGAATTAGATTTATCATTAAATTCAATAGATGCTATAATTGAATTAGGTAAACGTTATGATCCAGAAACATTTCATAAATATACGATAAATTTAAAAAAATTAAATTTATTAATACCAACTTTAGAAAAGTTAAAACAAGTTATTGGAATGGATGAAGTTAAAAAGAATATTATTAATCAGATTGTTTATTTTATGTCTGGTTTTGGTGAAAATGAAAATATGTTGCATACTGTAATTTTAGGTCCTCCTGGTGTTGGTAAAACTATGTTAGGTCATATTATTGGTGAAGTTTATTTTAAATTAGGTATTATTAAAAATCAAACTAATTCAGAATATAAATTTAAGATTGCAAGAAGATCTGATCTTATTGGGCAATATTTAGGTCATACTGCAATTAAAACACAAAAAATTATAGATGAATGTCAAGGTGGAATATTATTTATAGATGAAGCATATTCTTTAGGTTCAGATGAGAAAACCGATATTTATTCAAAAGAATGTATTGATACATTAAATCAAAATTTAACAGAAAATAAAAAAAATTTTGTATGTATTATTGCAGGATATCCAGATCAATTAGAAAGATGTTTTTTTTCAATTAATCCGGGTCTCAAAAGAAGATTTCCTTTTAAATATTATATTGAAAAATATAATCATAATGAACTTGCAGAGATATTTGAAAAGATGATGAATAGTAAAGAATGGTTTTTTGATTCAAATTATTCAATAAATAAACTTAAAAAATTTATTGAACACAAGTATGATGATTTTAAAAATTTTGGTGGTGATATGGAGACATTATTTTTTAATGTTAAAATAGCACATGCATTACGAGTTGCTGGTAAACATCCATTAACAAGAAAATATATAAATGAACAAGATATTGAAAATGGTTTTAATATATTTAAAATATCTAAAAATGATAAAAATATATTACCATCCGAATTTTCTCATATCTATATTTAATTTATGCAATATAATAGTTTGAATTAGTATGTAATAATTTTCCTTGTGTATCATATACATATGGTCCAAAAACATATCCATATGGAGAATATCCACCAAATATTAATTTACGATATACAATATTTGGATGCCCTCTAATATCATAATATAAGCGAGGTATTCTAGTTGCCATATTCCATAATGGCATATTCCATCTTGACATATTCCATAATGGAACATAATCCGGATAAAATTGACTAAAATTTTCTTGTTTTGTTGTAAAGTGAATTATTAATACTATTAACAATACTAATACTAGATAATATATCATATATATATAATATATTATATAAAAATTATCATAAAAAATTGATTTTTATTTATTTTAAGGAATATTAATATTGCAATATATAATTATGTCATCATTTGAAAGTGTTAAAGAAGAAGATTATGATAGTCTTAATCAGGACCAATTATATAGCTGCTATACCGATATTGTTGAAGTAATGGCTGATCATGTAACAAAACTAAATAAATTAGATGATAAAAGAGAAAAAATTTTAAAAATTTTAAAACGTAGATCCGGTGAAGAAATCGAAAATGAAGAAATTTCAGATTCTGATTCTGAACCGGCATATGATGTAGTCGACAAAAATTCTATTATTATCAAAAAAGAACCAAAAAAAGCAGTTAAAAAAACTGTAAAGAAAGTTAGTAAAAAAGATGAAGATGATGAAGATGAAAAACCAGCAAAGAAAACTGCTAAAAAAGTAACAAAGAAAACAGTTGTTGAAGATGCCGATGACGACGACGACGACGACGACGATGATGATGATGATGAACCCAAAGCAGTTAATAAATCTAATAAAAAGAATCTTGTTGAAGATGATGATGAAGATAATGAAGATGAAAAACCAGCAAAGAAAACAAAAAAAACAACTAAAAAGACTGTTGAAAAGACTGTTGAAAAAGTTGTTGAAGAAAAAAAACCAAAAAAAACAACTAAAAAAGTAGTAGTTGAACCAACACCAGAAGATCCGCGGACTGATAAAAAAACTGGAAAAAAATAAAGAACAGATAAATTTTTATTGTTATTATATTTCTTTTGAAAAAACAGATATAAAAAATATAAACGAGGAAAAGAAAAAGATAAAAAATATTGAAAAAGATAAAATTTTATCAAATATAATTAATAAAAATGTCGTTAAAAAATATTGGTCAAATGTTAAAAGACCAATTAATAATGATATTAATTTATTTTAGTCTAATAAAAAAATGAAAAATTTTTTTATTAACAACAATACATTATAATATTCATATTATGACTGAAATTGTAAATAATATAAAT